ACACTTGACAGTAATTTCATTGTCTTTATCTCTAAAGAATGTTGTGAAATCGTCCCGGCTACCAATAGCACCGATCACTAACACATGACTTGCAGAAAAGACCTCGGCATTGCCCCAAACCTTGGCATTGCCCCAAACCTCGGCATCACCGCAAACCTTGGCATTGCCCCAAACCTCGGCATCACCGCAAACCTTGGCATCACCGCAAACCTCGGCATCACCGCAAACCTTGGCATCACCGCAAACCCAAGCCTTTCCTTCATGGGAAAGATTTTCTTCTTTCTCAATCCAACCACCAAGATCACCAATTTTGACAAGACCAAATTCTGCCACCGCTCTGATTCTGTGAAGTGTAGCTGTTCTAAAAAATAAACTTATTGTCTTGGTTTCTCCTGTAAATTCAAATTTTTTCATGTTATTAAACCTCACTTTCTAAAAATGCAACTGCTCTATCGTAGTTACGTTCAATCATTTTAAGTTCTTCTTTTCCACGTTTTTCTAAATCACATACCGCCTGATAAATTTCATCATCCCTGAAAGCGGTAACCTCATTTGTGATAAGATTTGTGATCACACTTGGTTCAAGTGCATCAAGTTCCCATGATTCATCACCGTATTCATCAATGTATTTCCCACATCGTGAATCAGAAAGTTTTGCCGGGTTCGGTGGTGGGTTGTATGTTTCAATCTGATTCATGGTCAGTGCTACACGCTTCACATACACATCTGCACCGAACATCTGCAAGCGTTCCTGAATATCCCTTGTCATATCAATACCGCTTGGGTCATGATCTCCAAGATGTATAATGTAACAATTATCTCTGTAACTCTGATCTATAAATCGTTGTGCTGCTGACCACATTTCTGACTGTGATGTATAACCTCTGCATGAAAAATAAGGTGTATCAAGTGGTATACAAGCCTGACCAACAATATCAACAAGTGCATCCTTTTCAACCCACACCTCAACATAGTTTGGTTGACCGTCCCACTTATTCAGTAGATAACTGTATCTTGCTGATGCAATAACATTTTCCGGTTTATCCCAATGACTGTTTCCTCTTAAGTTTCTCGTTCTGTCAACAATGCTGTACCAGTCAATCAAACCTGCCAGTCTACCGTCATTGATAAGATTGCCTATATTTTTATAACTTCTTTCATTGTTCGGTATATATCCACGTGCAACCAACTGATAATAAGTCTGTCTAAGTGTAAGTTCATAACCCTGATTTTTATATTCATTGATCACCTGATTTACCAAGTTGATCAATTCAAGGCTTTTACCTCTGAAATTGATTTCTTTATACTGAATTTTTGGCATTACACTTTGACCCCCTCTATCTCCGCAAAACGTTTTGCATTGATGAAGTACACCCATCTGTTGTCAGATGTATGAATACCGTAACCCCAAGGGAAAACCCCTTGCTGTAAGCCCTTACGAACTGTGTTGTGGTTCATCTGTAACAGCTTTGCAGCCTTTTCCACATCTAACCGGGGAATTACCCCATTTTTCAATTCAGCAGTTGGAAGTACAACCACCTGTTCATCAGATTTTGAAAAGTAATCTGATTCAAGTCCAAGTGCTACTGCAATAGCACTTTGAACATCTTCTGACGGTATCTGTTTACCTGAAAGGTACTGACTGACAGAACCTTTACTTTTTCCAGTCATACCGCACACCTGACGTTGATTCAGGTGTAATTCTTGCATAGCCTGTTTTAATTTTTCACTGAATGTCATTTTGCTTCACTCCTTTGTTTGTATCTTAAAAAGATACAATTTAGTTAAAAAAAATTGATACTACTTTTTCATCAGACAAATTGTATCTTGATCTGATTTTACTGATCTCACCCTGATTAAATTCTGCACCATTAGTTTCATTCAGTTTTGCAGAAAAAGACTGCTGTGAAATACCAAGTGCTTCTGCAAGTGTGCCGTTTGTATCATCGTGTAAAACCATTTCACTTCTAAGCAACTTTTTGTTCATTCTACTCACCACCTTCTGTTGTTGGGAATGGGCTTTTATTGTACTGTCTGTGTATTCTGATCATGATTCTGTCACCCGGTAATTTCTTGCGGTCAACAATGCTGTATTCCTGCTTCTTTGCTTCAATATCAGCAATGTAACGATCAAGTTCAGATGCAGAATCAAATTCGAGCATCAGATCAATACAACCTGCAATTACTTTCTTCATTTGCACAACCTTCCTTTCCGATTAGCAGCCCTTTTATAAATGTTGCCTGTTATGGGGTGGTTTTATTTTT